GAAAGAGTATGAAGCTGAACTTGATCAAATGTTATTTTATTTACCACTATCAGGATCTGCATTTAAAAAAGTTTATTATGATGAGATAATGCAAAGAGCAGTTTCTAAATTTGTACCAGCTGATGATTTAGTTGTACCTTACACAGCTACATCTTTAGATGATGCAGAATCAATTATTCACGTTGTTAAAATTTCTGAGAACGAATTACGTAAACAACAAGTAGGAGGTTTTTATAGAGATATAGAATTAAATCCTTCTTATGTAAATGAATCAGATATAGAAAAAAAAGAACGAGAATTAGACGGCACAAGAAAAGGTAGAGATGAGAGAATTTTTAATCTTCTTGAGTGTCACGTAAACTTAGACATAGACGGATTTAATGATGTTGATGCAGAAGGTCTGCCAACAGGAATTAAACTGCCGTACATCGTTACCATTGAAGAAGGATCTAGAGAAACTTTATCTATTAGAAGAAACTATGAAATAGGAGATCCTTTAAAAAACAAAATAGATTACTTCGTACACTTTAAATTTTTACCAGGACTTGGCTTTTATGGCTTTGGATTAATTCACATGATTGGTGGATTATCTAGAACAGCAACATCAGCTTTAAGATCATTGTTAGATGCAGGAACGTTATCAAACTTACCTGCCGGATTTAAAATGCGTGGTATAAAAATGAGAGACGAGAATCAACCAATTCAACCTGGAGAGTTTAGAGATGTAGATGCTCCTGGTGGATCTCTTAGAGATGCTTTCATGCCTCTTCCTTTTAAGGAACCATCGCAAACCTTATTATCGCTTATGGGTGTCGTGGTACAAGCAGGTCAAAGATTCGCTTCAATAGCAGATCTGCAAGTGGGAGACGGGAATCAGCAAGCTGCAGTGGGCACGACAGTTGCTATGCTTGAAAGAGGGAGCAGAACAATGTCTGCCATACATAAAAGATTGTATGCCTCTATGAAAAAAGAATTTAATTTATTAGCAAGAGTTTTCAAATTATATCTACCTCCAATCTATCCATACGATATTGTCGGCGGTCAAAAACAAGTCAAGCAATTAGACTTCGATGATAGAGTAGATATATTGCCGGTTGCAGATCCAAACATATTTTCTCAAACTCAGAGAATCTCCCTAGCCCAAACGGAAATGCAACTGGCTTCGTCCAATCCACAACTACACAATCAGTATCAAGTGTATAGAAATATGTATGAAGCGTTAGGTGTAAAAGATATTGACTCTATTTTAATTAGACCACAACCACCAACACCAAAAGATCCTGCATTAGAACATATCGATGCATTAGGTGGAAAACCTTTTCAAGCTTTCCCTGGTCAAGATCATAGATCACACATTACTGCTCACTTAAATTTCTTAGAAACAAACATGGTTAAGAACGCACCTGCAGTTGGAGCGTCTATACAAAAAAATATTTTAGAACATATTAGTTTAATGGCACAAGAACAGATCGAATTAGAGTTTAGACAAGAGTTGCCACAACTAGCACAGATGATGCAGATGGCACAACAGAATCCACAGATGCAACAACAAGCTATGGCTATGCAACAACGTATCGAAGCTAGAAAAGCTGTACTAATTTCTGAAATGATGGAAGAATACATGAACGAAGAGAAAAAAATTACTTCACAATTTGGAAATGACCCTATTGCAATGTTAAGAGCTAGAGAATTAGACCTTCAAGCACAAGAGAACAACAGAAAAAAACAAGAAGGTGAAGATAGAATTAACTTAGACCGTATGAAAGCCATGATGAACCAACAAAACGTAGATGAGAAGCTAGATCAGAACGAAGAACTAGCACAATTAAGATCTGACACGTCTATTAAGAAAACAATTTTAACAAGTGAACTTAAAAAGGACAATTAATGATTAATAAAAAAGAAAAAAACACTTTAAAGAAACATAAAAAGCATCATACAACAAAACATATGGCATCAATGAAAAAAGATATGAAAAAAGGCATGACTTTTAATAAATCACATAATAAAGCTATGCGAAAGGTTGGAAAATAATGGCTTGGTTTGGTTTAGCAAAATTAGCATTCTCTGCTGGAAGTAAAATCTACGCTAATCGTCAAAAAACAAAAATGGCTATGTCTGATGCACAATTAATGCACGCAGAAAAGATGGCTAGAGGCGATGAAGCTTATCAAGGCAAATTATTAGAGTCTAGACAATCAGATTGGAAAGATGAGGCGGTTTTAATTATATTAAGCACACCTATAGCAATTTTAGCTTGGGCAGTGGTATCGGATGACCCTACAGCAATGGACAAAGTAAAGCTATTTTTCGAAATGTTCTCAGAATTACCTAAATGGTTTACAAATTTATGGATACTTGTAGTTGCTAGTATTTATGGTATAAAAGGAACACAGATATTTAAAGGAACAAAAAAATAATAACTAGGGAGGATAAAATATGACAAAAGATTGGTTAAAAGGTACAACAGTTACAAAAGAACAAAAAATTACGAAACATGAAAAAGAAAAAGAGATAGAAGCTACAGATGCGCTTTCTTCTCAAACAGTTGAAATAAAAAATGCTAAAAGAATGTTATCGTCTAAATCAAAAAAAGCAACTTGGTACTAAACTAAAAAAGGAAAACAATGCAAAGAACAATGTATAAATCAGGAAGTTTAAAAAAAGTTCCTGCAGGAAGCAAAGGATTAAAAAAACTACCAACTCCCGTTAGAAATAAAATGGGTTTTATGAGTAAAGGTGGCAGAGTTAAAAAAGCAGCTGGCGGCGGATTGTACGCAAACATAAAAGCTAAACAAGATAGAATTAAAGGTGGCTCAGGAGAAACAATGAGAAAAGTTGGAAGCAAAGGTGCTCCAACAGCAGCTAATTTTAAAAGAGCAGCTAAAACAGCAAAAGCATAATGGCTACTGCTGCATGGCAAAGAAAAGAAGGTAAAAACCCTTCTGGTGGATTAAATAAAAAAGGTGTTGCATCTTACAGAGCAGCAAACCCTGGTTCTAAATTAAAAACAGCAGTAACAACAAAACCTTCTAAACTTAAAGCAGGTTCTAAATCAGCAAACAGACGTAAATCTTTTTGTGCTAGAATGAAAGGCATGAAATCTAAACTTACTTCTGCTAAAACGGCAAGAGACCCAGATAGCAGAATAAACAAGTCTCTTAGAAAGTGGAATTGCAATTGAGAAAATCAATATTGGACGCACTCGAAGCTAGATACGAAGCAGAAGTGTCAGCAGCTCACGCTGTAATAAATATTTACTTAGAAAATTCTGTAGGTATTGGAGAACACCCACAACACTTACAAGAAGTAGATAAACAATTAGAAAAGATAGCTCAAGCAGAAGAAAAACTAGATGCTTTAGAATCTTTCTATGAACCTATAGAGGAACAATAATATGAAAGATGGACTACAGATAGTTGCAGCAATGCAAAAAATAATAAAAGATCGACTACAAGCTGTTGGAGATACAATGATAACAGGTGGGGTTGACAACATGGAAAAATATCAATATATGTTGGGTCAAGCAAGATCTTATAATTATTTATTACAGGAAATCTCTAACCTGCTAAACAACAAGGAGCAAAAAGATGAGCAAGGAAACGTTATCGACATCAAAGGAAATTCCAAAACATAACAATGCTTTGGAAGAAAAATACAAAGACATTAAAGAAAAAGAACCCTTAAATCCCGAAACCATTGAAGCACAAAGATCCCAGTTACCGGAACCAAGCGGCTGGAGACTTTTGGTTTTACCTTTTACACCTAAAGAAAAAAGTAAAGGCGGAATTATATTCACTCAAGAATCTTTAGACAAATTACGTATTTCCACTAACTGTGGTTATGTACTCAAGTTAGGACCGTTGGCCTATCATGATAAAGAAAAATATCCAACAGGACCGTGGTGCAAAAAAGGACAGTGGGTTATTTTTGCACGTTATGCGGGATCAAGATTACCCATCGAAGGCGGAGAAGTTCGTTTATTAAATGATGACGAAGTTCTAGGAACAATAGAAGATCCTGAATCCGTACTTCTTAACGTTTAACACATAGAAGGGATAAGACTATGCCAGATACAGAACAAACAAAAAAAGAACCAATGGTGGATATAGATACTTCAGGACCTGAAGTAGATGTAGATATATCAGAAAAAAAAGAAGTAGAAGTAAAAGAAACTGTTGAAACACCAGAAGTAATAGAAACAGTAGTAGAAGAAACTACTAACGAAAAAGAAACTAAAGAAGAAGCTAAACCAGAAATTGAAGAATACAGTGAAGGTGTTCAAAAAAGAATAGCTAAGTTAACTAAAAAATGGCGTGAAGCAGAAAGACAAAGAGAAGCTGCTTTAGAATTTGC